TCGCCGACCTCTGTGCCCCGACGTGGTTCCCGCGCGGCAAGATGATCTACGTCGAGAGCCGCGAAGAGATCATCAAGCGCATCGGCCGCAGCCCTGACTACGGCACAGCCGTGATCCTCGCACTGATGAACACGCCGCGGCTCACCGACATCCCCGGTACGCATAACGCTCCGCAGCGCGAGCACAATCCGTACGCCAACCTGAGAAGGTGATGAACCTCAAGCAGCTCGACATTCGCGATCAGCGCGTGCAGCAGTTCCTGTGGGAGCACATCGAGCCCACAGACGTACGCTGGGACTACACGAAGCTCGACGCGATGAAGCTGCTGGAGGTTCAGGTGTACGACGGCACGGTGCAGTTGTGGGGCGATCTGGACTTGGGCTTCGTGTTCAAAGCGACGCAGCGCAACCTGAAGGTGCTGGAGCCGCACATCATGGGCAATGGCGTCTACCTGCGCAGTGCGATGAAGCAGGGCGTGGCGATCGCATGGGGGCTGGGGTACGAGAAGCTTGCGATCTGGACGCAGCACGAGAAGATCGTGCGCATCGCGACGAAGTGCGGGTTCTCGCTCGAAGCGCGAATCCCGAAGATTCATGAAGGCCCGAGAGGTGAACTGCTCGACCTGTACGTGTTGACGAGGGAGAAGGACTGATGCGCTACGACCTGCTGACCATGCTGCCCGAGATGGCTTTCAATGCTATCGGCAAACGGATGACTCTCGAAGGCGGCGGTGGTGGCGGCAAGGCCCCGCCTGCTCCCCCGCCCCCGGAGCCGGTCAAGCCGCCCGAGAGCATCTCGCAAACTCCGAAGGCACCGGCCCGTGATCCGTTCGTCGCGGCCAACAAGACCGCCGCAGCCACTCAAGGTCCGCAGAGCACGATGCTCACGGGCACTGGGGGCGTTGCCCCGTCCAGCCTGTCGCTGGGCCGTGCGAGCACCCTGTACGACAAGAGCAAACTCGGCGAATGACCGACTCGCGCCGCCAGCAGTACCTTCGCCGATGGGGCGCGCTCAAGAACGAGCGCGCAGATTGGTACGACCACTGGAAGGAAATTTCCGAGTACATGCTGCCCCGCTCGGGCCGTTTCTTCACCACGGATCGCAACAAGGGCGACAAGCGCTACAACGACATCATCGACTCCACGGGCACGCGGGCACTTCGTGTACTTGCTGCCGGGATGATGGCGGGGATGACGAGCCCCGCGCGTCCGTGGTTCCGGCTCGCGACACCCGACCCTGACCTGATGGAGTACGCCCCGGTCAAGCTGTGGCTGGAGCGTGTCACGGAACTCATGCGTCACGCGTTCGCGAAGTCGAACACGTACCGCGCGCTGCACTCGGTCTACGAGGAACTCGGCGCCTTCGGCACGGCGGCCGACATCATTCAGAAGAACTACGACAACATCCTGCACCACATGCCTCTGACTGTGGGTGAGTATGCGATCAGCACCAACAACCTCGGCGATGTGCACACCCTGGCCCGCGAGTTCGATATGACGGTCGGCCAGATGGTCGAGGAGTTCGGCCGCGACAAGCTCTCGAACGCGGTGAAGAACATGTACGACCGCGGTGCGGTCGACGACTGGGTGCCGGTGATCCACCTGATCCAGCCTCGCACGGCGCGCGACTACTCGCGACGCGATCCGCTCAACATGCCGTACGCCTCGTGCTACCTCGAAGCGGGTGGCGACGGTGACGACCTGCTGCGCGAGTCAGGCTTCAACCGGTTCCCCGCACTGTGCCCGCGCTGGCACGCGAGCGGTGGCGACATCTACGGCAACTCGCCGGGCATGGAAGCGCTGGGCGACGTCAAGCAACTGCAGCACCAGCAGATGCGCAAGGGCCAGGCGATCGACTACATGGTCAAGCCGCCCCTGCAAATACCGGCCGCACTGAAGGAGCAGCAGTTGTCGACGCTGCCCGGCGGCACTGCGTTCGTCGACATGGTCGGCCCGCAGAACAAGATTCAGTCGATGTTCGATGTGCGTCTCGAACTGCAGCCCCTGCTGCTCGACATTCAGGACGTGCGCGAGCGCATCCAGAAGACGTTCTACGCGGACCTCTTCATGATGATCGCGAACGACCAGCGCTCGAACATCACGGCACGCGAGATCGCGGAGCGGCACGAAGAGAAGCTGCTCATGCTCGGTCCGGTGCTGGAGAGGCTGCACAACGAACTGCTCAAGCCGAAGATCGACGTGACCTTTGACTTCATCCTCGAAGCCGGCCTGCTGCGCGGTGAACTTGCCCCGCCGCAGGAACTGCAGGGCCAAGACCTGAACGTCGAGTTCGTCTCGATGCTGGCACAGGCGCAACGCGCTGTCGGCACGCAAGCCGTCGACAGGCTCGTCGGCACGATCGGGTCACTGGCGATGTTGCAGGCGAACAGCGGACAGCCGGTGACGGCGATGGACAAGCTCGACGTCGACCAGGCCATCGACAAGTACGCCGACATGCTCGGCATCGACCCCGACCTGATCGTTGCTGACGACGAGGTCGCGATTGTGCGTGACAACCGCGCCAAGATGGCAGCGATGCAAGCGCAGGCGCAGGCCGCGCAGCAGATGGCCGAGACGGCGAAGACGGCGAGCGAAGTGGATCAAGAGAGCCCGGTCGCGCAAGCGCTCGGACAGTTCAGCGGATACAGCGTGCCAGGCACGCTCTAAGAGGAGAAGAACATGGCTGATGCAGTCACCACCAAAACCGTATGGGAGAACGACTCCCACATCAAAGTCCACTGCACCTGCATCTCTGACGGCACCGGCGAGACCGACGTCGTCAAGGTCGACAAGTCTGCGCTGGTCGCACCCGACGGCGCGGAGCCGGCGAGCCTCGAGATCGAGGAGCTGCGTTGGAACGTGCAGGGCTTCTCGAGCGTGCGCATCGAGTGGGACTACACCACCGACGAGGTTGCTGCCGTTTTGAGCGGCAACGGCTACGACGACTTCCGTGGCCGCTTCGAAGAGAAGTGCGAGACGGGCGGACTGCTGGCCGGCGACGGTGCTGGCGGCACGGGTGACATCGTGGTGACGACCGCGGGCGCGGTCAGTGGTGCGACCTACGACTTCACGATCCTGGTCAAGAAGGCTTCGGACTAAACGATGGACATGAGCGTGCAGCAGCACCTGCGCCGGAGCTTGGTGGCGAACAACGTCAGCAGCGCGTTGGGATTGCTGCTGGATACTGGCCGCACGTTCTACGCCCCCCTCGCGGATAAAGGTAGCGGAGAGGTCTCGCTCGTCGCCAGCGGCGCAGGCGCGTCACAAACTCCAACCTTCACCAGGGCGACGACCGCGACGACGGTGGATTCGACGGGTCAGATAATCAGCGTGGCGTCGGGTGTGCCGCGTTCGTATTACGACCCGACGACGCTGGAGTATCTGGGGTATCTCGCGGAGGGGGCGCGGACGAATCTGCTGACGTATTCGGAGCAGTTTGATAATGCTGCTTGGAGCAAATTTCAGTGTTCAGTAACTGCGGACGCTACTACGTCGCCTGATGGGACAGCAACCGCTGACAAGTTGGTTGAAGACACATCGACTAGTGTTCACTCAACTGGGCAGTCCATTTCGTTTACTTCTGGAACTACTTATACGTTAAGTGTTTGGGCGAAGTCCGACGGGTCGAACAGGGGTATATCCCTTAACTTTCCTGCTGCTGCTTTTACGCCAGACATGAACGATGTTTTTGATATTTCTGATGGAACGATTTTAAGTAATCAAACGGGTTTCGCGACAATAAAGCCTTACCCTAACGGCTGGTATCGTTGCACATCAACAAGAACGGCAACCGCAACGGTCGCTGGGTTTTTTCAGTTAAGGATTTTCAATCCCTCTGCTGGCAATCAGCTTACTTATCTTGGTGACGGAACATCTGGGCCATTCTTTTACGGCGCTCAACTAGAAGCCGGTGAATTTCCCTCCAGCTACATCCCGACGACCACGGCGAGTGTTACACGCAATTTAGACAACCTCAACTACAGTTCTTCTGGAAATATTAGTGAAACGTCCGGTTCCTTTTATGCAGAAGTTTCTGCGCTTTGGGGAACCACCGCGGGCACTGGAACTTTCCCGGTTTTTGTTACCGCGAATGACAACACAACCAACAACACAACAAGCCTTTTGGTACGTGGAACTGACGCTTACGGCTACATGACAATGTTTTCAGGTGGCGTTAATCAAGGAGCACCGGGCGACTATGTTAATCCGGTAACGTCTGCGACGGCACCAGACAAGCTTGCGTCATCGTGGCAGTTAAATAAACTGCTGTTTTCCAAAAATGGTGCCGGCCCCGCAGCCGATACGGTAGCAACTATGCCTGTAGGACTTTCAAAAATTTATATAGGCGGGACTCTCGGGGTAAGCAACAGTTCTGCTAACGCTGCGATTAAGAATGTGCGCGGCTATCAAGCTGCATTTACCGCAGAACAACTAAACGCAATCACCGCATGAACAAGTCAAACCTAGTCCATGCTATTTACGCTGTTCTGATGCAACTTCCCTTCGGGCTGAACGGCTACTGGTGGACAGGGGCGGCTTTCTCGATAGCGTTTTTCCTTGGTCGAGAAGTCGCGCAGTATGAATACAAGATTGGCGACCCGTCGAAACTGAAGCCGTGGGAAGGGTTCCAAGTCTGGAAGTGGAGTAAGGATGCCCAGCTTGATCTTATTTTTCCTGTAGTTGCTGTTTTAACCATTGCGGGGCTTCAATGAAACAGATATTCCTTAAATTCCCTGACGAAAAGACTGGACGTGCTTGGTTAAGTGATTATTTTGACGAGGAAGGCGAACCGAAAGACCCCGTGAACTACTCAATAGACGTAATCGGAGATATTAACAGCATCAGCGGTGAGTTTCCGAAACTGATAGTTACGAAGCTCGATGGCTGGCATGTAAACATGCTGGTGCCTGACGACTTCACCAGTAAATACCAGATACAGCCAACCAGCCCTCGGCGTATTTTCGCGGGGTGGTAACCCTACCCGGTACGCATAACGTGAAACCTCAGAGTTACATTCGCGCCAGTGAGTGAAAAGAAGGAATTCAACCCGCTCGACACCCGTGCCCAAGAGGCGGCCATCAAGAAGCAGGCCGAGTCTCGCAGGCTGGAGCAAGAGCAGGAAGTCGAAGACCTCAAGTACCTCATGGGGGTGCCAGTCTTCCGCCGGTTCGTGTGGCGACAACTGGATAAGGCGGGAGTGTTCCGCACGAGCTTTTCGACGAACGGCCTGGAGATGGCGTTCAAGGAAGGCAACCGCAATCTCGGCGTACAGCTACTGGCCGAGATCAACGAACACTGCCCCGAACGCTACGTGCAGATGACAAAGGAGCAGAAGAAATCGCATGAGCACCGAAGTGGAAAGCGGTAACAACCAACAGCCCGCAGCACAGGTGCCGTCCTCCGAGAAGCCCGCGGAGGCGCAGACGCAGGAACAGAAACCCGCGGAGCAACAGCCGGCAGAACAAAAACCGGCCGAGCAAAAACCCGCGGAGCAGAAGCCGGCGGATTACACCGACTTCAAACTGCCGGATGGCGCGAAGGTGTCCGACGCTGTACTGAGTGAGTTCAAGGTACTGGCGAAGGAAGGCAACCTCTCCCAAGAGGCGGCGCAGAAGATGGTCGACAAGATCGCACCGCTGCTTGCGAAGGAGAACACTGAAGCGTTTCACGCCACGCTCGCCGAAGCCCGCAAGGGTTGGATCGAGCAGACGAAGGTCGACAAGGAGATCGGGGGCGAAAAGCTCAACGAGAACCTGGCGACCGCGAAAGGCGTATTCGACAAGTTTGGCACTCCTGCGTTGAAGGAACTGCTCGACACGAGCGGCATTGGCGACCATCCCGAGATGGTGCGCTGGGCCGCGAAGATCGGCAAAGCAATGGGCGAGGACAAGGTCATTCAAGGCCGACTGTCCAGCGACACCCCGACGGACGCCGCAAGCGTGATGTACGGGGAATCGAAAGCTGCGTAAGACAAAAACTTTCCACTAAGGAGAAACAAGCATGACCACCCTGACCGCAACGAACCCGACCCTCGTCGACGTCGCCAAACGGCTTGACCCGAATGGCAAGGTCGACAAGATCGTCGAACTGCTGAACCAGACCAACGAGATCATCACCGACGCGACCTTCGTCGAAGGCAACCTGCCGACCGGCCACCGCACCACGGTGCGCACCGGCCTGCCGACCCCGACCTGGCGCAAACTGTACGGTGGTGTCCAGCCGACCAAGTCGCGCACCGCGCAAGTCACCGACAACTGCGGTATGCTCGAAGCATACGCCGAAGTCGACAAAGCGCTCGCCGACCTGAACGGCAACACCGCTGCCTTCCGCCTGTCGGAAGACCGCGCGCACCTCGAAGGCATGAACCAAGAGTTCGCCTCGACGCTGTTCTACGGCAACGAGGGCACCGAGCCTGAAGCCTTCACTGGCCTGGCCGCGCGCTACAACAGCCTGTCCGCCGAGAACGCCGACAACATCGTCGACGCCGCTGGTGCCTCCGGCAACACCTCCCTGTGGCTGGTCGTGTGGAGCGAGAACACCGCCCACTGCATCTACCCGAAAGGCAGCAAGGGTGGCCTGCAGATGACCGACAAGGGCCAGGTGACCATCGAGGACGTGGACGGCAACGGTGGCCGGATGGAAGCCTACCGCTCGCACTACCGCTGGGACTGCGGCTTCTCGCTGCGTGACTGGCGCTACGTTGCCCGCGTGGCGAACGTCGAGGTGTCCGCGCTGACCACGCTGGCGAACACCAAGAACCTCATCACCTGGATGATCCAGGCTGCCGAGCGCATCCCCGCCTTCGGCATGGGCCGCCCGGTGTGGTACGTCAACCGCAACATCCGCGAGAAGCTGCGTCTCGGCATCATCGAGAAAGTCAGCTCGAACCTGACCTACGAAACCGTGGCAGGCAAGCGCGTGATGATGTTCGACGGCATCCCCGTCCATCGCTGCGACGCGATCAACAGCAACGAAGCCGCGGTGGCGTAACCGAGACAGAAGACAAGGAGAAAAGAACATGATCCTCGACGAGAAACTGGAACTGTGCGACGCCGTCTCGGTGGCGCTGACCGCGGGCGCAACCCCGCAGAATGTGGGCGCCATCATCGACTTCGATGCCGCTCGCGAACTGGGCAACGGTGAACCGCTGTACCTGGTGATCAACGTCGACACGTCGATCATCACGGGCGGCGCGGCCGGCACCATCGCCTTCCGGCTGGTGTCCGACAGCACCGACACCATCGCGACCGACGGTTCCGAGAGCCTGCACTGGCAATCGGACACCTTCGTGACCGATGACGCCGCGCTGAACGACCTCGACGCTGGCGACACCGTCGCGGTGGTCCCGCTGCCCCTCGGCGCCTCGAAGGAATACGAGCGCTATCTGGCCTTGCAAGTTGTCGTGCTCACCACCGACACGACTGCCGGCAAGATCAACGCGTTCATCACCAAAGACCCGACGGGCTGGAAAGCCTACCCGAACGCGACCAACGCGTAACGGGTGACCGACGATGGCTAAGTTCAAAGTCATCGACCCGGCTGGCGGTTTCTACATCGGCCGCCGCCGGTTCGGTCAGGTCTTCGACGCACCGGATGACTTCCCCGAGAAGTGGTGCGAGAAGGTCGAAGAAGACACGCCGGCACAACCGGCGCAGGAAAAGCCCAAGCCAGTGACCCTGGCTGAAGGCGGAAAAGAAGTGGGCGTGGATCACGGCGAAGTTGACTTCGCCTGATCGCCCCGACGCAGTAGAACTCACGGGGGCCACTGCGCCCCCGTCTTTTTTAGAGGCGCACGATGGCGAGCGAAGTTTCTGTGTGCAATCTCGCGCTGAGCCACCTCGGCGACGAGGCGACGGTTACGGCGATAGACCCGCCGGAGGGCAGCGAGCAGGCCGAGCGCTGCGCGACCTTTTACCCGATCGCACGCAACACCGTGCTCGAATCCCATGCCTGGGGCTGCGCCACGACCCGCGAATCGCTGGTCGTGCTGGCTGACGTCGATCCGCCGGATAGCTGGGCCTACGCCTACGCGTACCCGAACGGGTGCCTGCGTCCGCTGGTCGTGCTGATGCCGGGGGCGACAGATGATGACGACGGCAAGGAGTTCGTCGTCGAGGAGACGTCCGACGGCACACGCGTCATCTACACGAACGTCGAAGACGCCGAGCTGCGCTACATCTTCCTACAGGACGACACCACGCGATACAGCATGTTCATGGTGAACGCGATTGCACGCCTGCTCGCGAGCTACCTGGCCGGGCCGATCATCAAGGGCAGCGAGGGCATGAAGATCGCGCAAGGCCAGCTTGAGATGTACGAGAAGGTCGACCTGCCGCGAGCGAAAGCCGTTGACGGCAACGGCCGCAGGAAAGACCAGTACAGCAAGTTCACTGCAAGCTCGATCGCTGCACGGGCATGACCGCACGCACCTATCTCCGATCCTTCGCGGGCGGTGAGATCACGCCGGAGATGTTCGGCCGGCTTGACCTGCGCCAGTTCCAGACCGGCGCATCACGGGTGCGCAACTTCCGGACACTGCCGCACGGGCCGCTGGAGAACCGCGCCGGCCTGCTCTTTGTGAACGAGACGAAGACATCGAGCAGCAAGTCCGTGCTGCTGCCGTTCATCTATTCGAGCGACCAGTCGATCGTGCTGGAGTTCGGCGATCAGTACATCCGCTTCCACACTCTCGGCGGCACGGTGCTCGAAGCCTCGCAGAACATCGTGGCGGTGTCGAACGCGAACCCCGGCGTGCTGGAGTATGCCGGTGCTGACAACTACGCAAACGGCGACTGGGTATTCGTGTCGGACGCTGGCGGCATGACCGAACTGAACGGCCGGTACTTCCGGGTGAAGAACGTCAACGTGGGCGCGAACACCTTCGAGCTGGCCGACGCGGACGGCACCGACGTCAACACTTCGGCGTTCGGCACCTACACCAGCGGCGGCACGATCGCCGAGGTTTACACGATCTCCAGCCCCTACCTCGAAGCCGATCTCTACGACCTGCACTTCACGCAATCCGCGGACGTGCTGACCATCACGCACCCGACCTACCAGCAGCGCGAACTGCGCCGCCTGGGCGCGACGAACTGGACGCTGGCGACGCTGTCGTTCTCGCCGTCCCAAGCCGCGCCGACCGGCGTGACTATCTCGCCGAGCGCTGCCGGTGGCGTGAGCTACACCTACGCCGTCACCGCGATCGCTACGGACGGACAGGAGGAGTCGGTCGTCGCGACCGCAACCAACGCGGCGTGCACGACGCTGTCCTCGACGGTGTCCAACACGATCACCTGGTCGAACGCAGCGGGCGCGGTGCGATACAACGTCTACCGGCTGCTGAACGGCGTTTACGGCTACGTCGGGCAATCTGGTGACGGCACGTCAGGCTTCCTTGACGACAACATCTCGCCTGACTTCTCGCAGACCCCGCCGATCCCGTACGACCCCTTCGCGGGCGCGGGTGACTACCCCGGCGCAGTCGGCTACCACCGTGGCCGTCGCTGGTTCGCGGGCACGACCAACAAGCCGCAGAACGCGTGGGGCACGCGCTCGGGCACCGAGAAGAACCTGAACTACTCGATCCCGTCTCGCGACGACGACTCGATCAACGTGCGGCTAACGAGCCGGCAGGCGAACACGATCCGCCACCTGGTGCCTCTCAACGACCTGCTGCTCCTGACCAGCGGCGCGGAGTGGCTGGTGACGACGGCGAACTCGGATATCCTCTCGCCGACGACCATCGACTACAAGGTGCAAGGTTACACGGGCGCCAACAACGCGCAGCCGATCGCGACCAGCGAGTCCGTGCTGTTCGCGCAGGCACAGGGCGGGCGCATCTACGAACTGAAGTACGACGCCGTGGAGACGCTGAAGTACCGCGCTCGCGACGCGTCGATCATGGCCCCGCACCTCTTCGACAAGTACACCATCAAGCAGATGACGTGGCAGCGCGCACCGTACCCGACCGCGTGGTTCGTGCGCTCTGACGGCATCCTGCTCGGCTTGACCTACATGCCCGACCAGCAGGTCGCGGCGTGGCACTGGCACGACACGGACGGCGAGTTCGAGTCCGTGTGCGCGGTGCCGGAGTCGGGCGTCGATGTGGTCTACGTCGTCGTCAAGCGCACGATCAACGGCCGCACGGTGCGCACGATCGAGCGGCAGGACGAGCGGCAGATCACTCGCCTCAAGGACTCGTTCTTCGTCGACTGCGGTGCGACGCTGGACAACTCGATCGCGGCGACGCTCACACCAGGCACCGGAGCGAATGTCGACGGCACCGAGGCTGTGGTGTTCACCGCCGGGTCGAGCGTGTTCACCGCTGGCGACGTCGGGCAGTTCATCCACTACGACTACGAAGAGATCGACGACGAAGGCGTGCGCCAGTACAAGACCGCGATGGCCGAGATCACGGCCTACACCAGCGGCACCATCGTCGAGGCGACGATCCTCGAACCGTGGCCCGATACGACGGCCATCGCTTCTGACGGCTGGCGGCTCACGACGGACACCGTCGGCGGGTTGTGGCACCTCGAAGGTGAAACGGTGAAGGTGCTCGCCGACGGGGCGGTGCACCCCGACGAGACGGTGGCCAACGGCACGATCACGCTCGACAACCCGGCAGCCGTCGTACACGTCGGCCTCGGATATAAGGCGGACTTTCGGTCCCTGCCGATGGTCATGGAGGTCGCGGCTTTCGGACAGACCGTCAAGAAGAACGTCAACCGCGTGCACCTGCGCGTGTACGCCAGCTCGGGCATCCAGGCCGGGCCGACCTTCAGCAAGTTGCGCGAGGTCAAGCAGCGCACGGACGAGGTCTACGGCGAACCGCCGCGATTGGCGACAGGCCGATACAACCTGCTGGTCACCCCGACGTGGGACGACGACGCGCCGATCTGCGTGCGCCAGGACGACCCCCTGCCGCTGACTCTGGTCGCCCTCGCACCGGAAGCTGCGTATGGCGGGTGAGGTACGCATGACCCGAACCTTCGCGGCGAAAATCAACGATAAACCAGGAGCGAAGAATGGGCGCTGAAGTAGCTATCGCCTCAATGATCGCAGGCACCGTTGCGCAGGCTTACGGTGCGCGTCAAGCTGCGAAAGCGCAGAAGAACGCCGCGAACTACCAGGCCGCCGTCGCGCGCAACAACGCGAAGGTCGCCGAGTGGCAGGCCGAGGACGCGCTGCGCCGGGGTGAGATGGCGAAGCAGCAGACCCAGCTCAACACCGCCGCGCTAAAGGGCCGGCAGCGGGCGATGCTCGCCGAGCGCGGCATCGACTTGGGTGAGGGCAGCGCGCTCAACCTTCTGACCGACACCGATCAGTTCGGCGCGATCGACGCGAACACCGTCATCGACAACGCGAACCGCGAAGCCTACGGCTTCCGCGTTGGTGCACAGAACAACAACGCGAACGCGGACCTCCTGCAGTACAAAGCGGACACCACGAACCCCGACGCCGCTGCAGCGGGCACCCTGCTCACGGGCGCCGGGCAAGTCGCGTCGAGCTGGTACACCTTCAGCTCGAAGGGCAAAGACCCGTTCGGCCTGAAGTTCCCCGGAAGCCGGTAACCGATGCCGCGCATCCCGCAGTACGACCAGCAAGCCGAGCTTCGACCGCTCCCCAACGCGCGGCAGGATACGATCGCATCGCCCGCGCTGCTGAGTGGCAACGCTGACGCGACGAACGCACTCGGCCGCGGGCTGATGAACTTCGGCGGCGCGGTGGGCGACATCGCGGCGAAGATGCAGGACCGCGAGAACGCGGACCTGATCTTCCAGGCTGAGACAGTCTTCAACGAAGGCGCGAACAAGACCGTCGTCGAAGCACGGCAGCGGCGGGGCGCCAACGCCAAGAACGTCGCGAACGACGTCGACACCGCGCTGCTCGACATCGCTACGAAGAGCAGCGAGGGCCTGACCAACGATGTGCAGCGCAAGCTGTTCGAGCAGCAGGTCACCAAGTCGCGCGGGCGCATCCGCGGCGCGATGGGCGAGTTCGAGTGGAACGAGCGGCGCCAGTCTGTTGTGGAATCGACGACGGCTGTCATCGGCACCACTGTGCAAAGCGCGGCCGCGGCTGCCGCGTTGGGCTTCCTCAATACGACGCCGGCCAGCGGGGGCGCCCAAGCCGGCGAGGCCAAGCAGACTCTCGACGAGAACGGCAACCCGGTCGCCACGACGCCTCCTGTCGACGTCATGGGTGGCGCGCACATTGGCGCGTTCAAGAAGGACATTCAGGCTCACCTGGCCGTGCTCGCCGACGTCAACGGCTGGACACCCTCGAAGCTCGCGTTCGAGGAAGCGAAGTTCGTGTCGCAGATGCACGAGAGCGTGCTGCGCAATCTCGTCGACACGAACCCCAAAGCCGCGAAGCAGTACTTCGACAACTTCAAGACCGAGATCGACGGCACGAAGCTCGGCAACCTCGACAAGCTCGTCAAGACCGGCACCTCGGTCATGGTCGGTCAGACCATCCGCGACGAGATCATCGCGAAGGGACTGACGGAGGACCAAGCCCTAGCGTATGTCCGCGAGAAGTACGAAGGCGAAGACGAGAAGAACGGGCGCTCGGCTGTCGTCGAGTACTTCGGCGACATCAACCGCGGCAGCCAACGCAAGCAACTCAATGCCGGCGACGAGGCGTGGCGCATCTACAACGAGCGAGGCACGCTCAGTGCGATACCCGCCAGCGTGCGCAACGACATGGACCCGAAGGCGTGGGCCGCGCTGCGTGACCACGCCGAGAACAAAGCGAAGGGCCGGGACACGAAGACGGACACCGCGACCTGGCTCGACGTGCAGAGCAAGATTCTGAGCGGCGCGATCAAAGACCCGAAGGAGTTGCTGCAGTACTCGAACAAGCTCTCCGCTGGTGACATTAAATCCTTCTCGACGCTGATCGGCAAACCCGACAAGGTCATCGAGGCGAAGATCGACACCGACGACTTCAACGGCATCGCGGACTCCGTCGGCCTCAAGCCGTTCGAGCCCAAGAAGAGCGAGGACGACCGTCGCAACCTGGGCCTCCTCAAGCAGCGCGTCGAACAGGTGATCGACGTTGAACAGAGGAACCGCGGCCGGCAGCTCACGCGCAGCGAGAAGCAGGAACTCATGCGCCGTGAGGTCAACAACAAGGTGATGCTGGATACGTTCGGCCGCGACCCGGAGGTGCCTGTCGGGATGGTGCCGGCAGATCAGGTGGACAAGGCGTACGTCAACGTGAACGGTGAAGAGGTGCGCCTGTCCGCTATCCCCCCTGATGTTCGCGCGGAAATCCAGCAGGAGATCAACGCGTACAACAGCAAGGCGGCGCGAGAAGGAAGGCCCGGCCTCCCTGTCACGGAGAGCCTGATAGCGACGATGTGGACACGGGCCGGCAAACCGAAGACTTCTAAGGCCGCAAGTAAACCGTCGCTCGTGGACGCCATACCTAAATGACAAACATATATCAAGGGCTGCTCGCTGAAGAAGAACAGCGGATGCAGAACAACGCGACTCCGAACCAGAGCAGCCCCGCAGCGCCGATTCAGCAGAGCAGCCCCTACGCCGCGCTGCTCGATGAGGAAGCGCAGCAGGCGACCACTCGACGCCAGCAGGTGTTGAACGCAGCCGTACGCGAGAACCCCGACACCGTAGCAAAGCAAGTGCAGCTCTCCAACAAGAGCGGCGTGCCGTTGTCCGTCGTGCGGGATGAAGAAGCCGAGGTCGCTGCGCGCCAGCGCGCACGAGAACTCGAAACACTCGCCGCGCAATCCCCGGTCCTCGCCCGCCAACTGCAAGACCCGAAGTTTGCATCGCTCGCGCACGACGACGCCGAGAACCTCTCGCTGCTAGAGCAAGCGGTGCGCGCGACGTGGGGCGCCGTCAGGGCCACGGCCTCCGGTGTGCCTGCCCTCGCTGGCGGCCTGTACGGTGTGGGGGCAGCCGGATTCGAGTTGGCTTCCCGTTATGTAGGGCAACCCCTAGCAGGCCGGCTGCTGCCGGAAGACATCTTCGGCAGAGTCGGCGAGGGTCTGCGGCGCGCCAGCGGCACGTTGGCAAACACGGCGGCCGAAGTCGCAAGCATAGACAAGAGCGCCGGGATAGTCGAGCGGAGCATCTACTCCGGGTTCCAGTCACTGGGCCAAAACCTTCCGCCCCTTGTGGCCGCGTTGGTCACCCGCAACCCGAGCCTCGCGCTCAGTATTATGTCCGCGGGTGCTGGCGGACAGTCCTACACCAAAGCTCGCGAGAAGGGGCTCGATCCCTTCCGCTCAGCGGCCTACGGCACCACGGACGCCGCGATCGAAGCGGTGACCGAAGCGTTCCCGCTGTTCAAGCTGTTCAACGACCTCGGTGTTGGGACGCCCTTTGTGAAGGCGTTTATCACCAATCAGATTAGTGAGCAGCTCGGGGAACAAGCTGCTACAGCGCTGCAGGACTTCAACGAGTGGGCGACGCTCCACCCGGAGAGGCCGTTCACCTCCTACCTTGAAGAGCGGCCGTCCGCGGCGCTGCAGACAGCGATCGCCACAGTCATTGGGTCAGGGGGTCAGGTCGCCATCCTGAAAGCAGTGGAGAAGGCGACGCAATCGCTGTCGTCTATGCAGTCCGGTGCGAACGCCGCGCAAGACGGGCTGCGTCAGATGGAAGGGCTGATGACGCAGGTCGAACAGGCGCAACTGCGCACGCGAGACTTGCCAACCCTTCAGGGCTTCCTGCAGGAGTCCGGGGCGGAAGACGTGTACCTCGATCCGCGCGCCCTGCAGCAGGCGGGTGTCGACGTCAACGTGCTCGCGCAAACGCTGCCGAGCGTAGCTGAACAGCTCGCCGAAGACGGGGCGGGCACCAGGGACTTCGTGATCCCTGGTGCTGAACTGCTGGCTCGTTTACCTGGAACGGGGCTCGAACAGAGCCTACTACCCCACATCCGTATGGACCTCGAATCGCCGAGCGCGTTCGAGGCCGAGCAACAGCTCACCGAGGCTGCGACTTTCTTCCAGCAGGAAGCGGAGCGCGTACTCCAGACGCAGCAGATCGACGACCTCGCACGGCAGTCGCAGGACCGCGTCGAGCAAGACTTGGTTCGCCAGTTGAAGGAGGCGAACCGCTTCACGGACGACGTGAACACGGCCTACGCGAAGCTCGTGTCGTCGTTCTTCGGCACGCTCTCCAGTCGACTGACGAAGGCCGGTCAGGCTACGACAGCCGAGGAGATGTATCAGCGATTCGCGTTGCGAGTGAACGCGCAGAGCGTTGCCGGTGAGCAGCAGCTCGATCAAGACTTCAGCGACTGGCAGGTAATCTCACAGGAGGACGACCCTAATCCTTTCCCTGAGGGGATGAAGTTCGCAGTCTCTGCGGGCGCGCAAGGCACCCTTGAGTTCTTCGCGACGCGGAGGGAAGCGCAGGAGTGGTTGAACCAGGAGATCGAGTTCCAGAAGTCATTTCGGCAGCAGCAGTTGGATCAAAACATCCCTGATCGTCCGCTGCTTCGCGAGGCAGACCTAGAAGGGATGATGCCCCCCGAACGCACTCTTGTGGCCGCCGAAAACGGGGTCGAGTACTACGCGGCGGGCGAGGGTTTCTACGCGACCGTGGACGGAAAAGAAGTAGGGTTTGTGCTCCCCCTGTCTGAAGACCCGGTGCAAGGGTTTGACGTCACGGTAGCCGAAGAACGCCAGCGTCAGGGCATCGGCGGGAAGTTGTTCACCCTGTACAGGGGAGCCCATCCTGGGGCGCCGACAGGTGGTTTGACGAAGGCAGGGGAAGGGATGGCTCGAAAGACGGGGGCCGATCTCTCAACACTATTCCAGTCGGCGTCGCTGCGCCGGGGCACGGAGACGCTGAAGCGCTTCGGGCTCGACCCGACGAAGAAGCACACGACCCGCCAAGTGGCAGCCGCGCTCGAGGCTCGCCAACGCGAGCGCTACGGCAGCATCGGCCGCGACGATCGCAGCCCGGAGACGGCTCGCAAGATCGCGAAGTGGATGGTCGAGGAAGTGCTGTTCGAGATGCAGAACCCCGGCATGTCCGGTGTCGGCTGGTACAGCACGAAGTTCCAGGCCGCCCTCGACACAATGGCCGAGGCTTTCCCCGAACTCGCCACCGACAAGAACGCCCGCGACCTGATGACGGCGTTGATCGCCGTCACGTCGGACGGGCAGAAGGTGAACGAGAACTTCCTGATGGCGATGGAGGTTTACGGCGAGTTCAAGGACAGCGGCAAGTTTGCTTCGAAGCGCGGTCACTCGCGCGACTCGTCGATCAAGGGCAACCTCGAGAAAATCCAGAAGCTGCACGACGAGCTTGGCGCAGAAGGGATGCGCAAGTTCCTGATGCGCGAGATCACCATCGCCGAGATCAACGCGATGGCACGCATCGCTGGCGAGAAGACCACGTCGGACTACACTGCCGACACAAAGATGCCGGTGGCCGCCACCGTGTTCGGCCCGAAGCTCGGAGCCTTCTACGCGAACCTGATGGGCTCGTCGGGTTACCTGACGATGGACCGCTGGTGGTCGCGCACCTTCAACCGCTACCGCGGCAACCTGATCGCGCAGCCGACGCGCCCAGGCCTTGATCGTTTCAAGCAGTTGATCGGCAAGCCGGAACTGAGCGACGACCAGGCTATCGCTGAGACGGTGCCGTATCGCAAGGCCTACGAGGCGCGGAACTACAAGGACGGCACCGAGACCGAGAAGGCGGCGAACACGTTGTACAAAGCTGCGTTCGAGAACATCGAGGACTCACCGTTCAACGCGACTGATCGCAAGTTCATGGTGCAGGCCGTCAAGTACGCGCAGCAGAATTTGAAACGCCGCGGGGCGGAGATGTCGATCGCCGACATCCAGGCCGTTCTGTGGTACTACGAGAAGAGGCTTTATGGAGAACTCGGTGCAAGACAATCCGCAGACGTCAGCTATGAAGAAGCAGCCCGCCGAGCCGTCGCAGCCCGATCCGGTGATGGTGTTGCCGGAGCAACCATTCCCGAGGGTACCGCTGGAGATGCTGTTGGCATCCAACCCGGGGACGAGGTCTTCAACGACCCCGCCCCAGGAGCCGAAGCCTTCACCCTCAACCAGTCAGCGATCCCCGAACCCCTCCGTGTAATCGGCAACGCGCAGCGCGCATCACTGAAGACCGACTTCTCGAAGTCGGGCATCAAGGACATCCTCAAGCGCAGCGACTGGACGATCCTCACGGCCGAGAACCCTGAAGGCGTGCAGCTCGACGAGGCCGCGAACAAGGCCCGCATGGACGAGCTGCGTGCGCGGTTGAAGGAGATGGGCCTGGAGTTCATCGACGTGCGCGGCAAGTACGGCAACGACGAGAACTCCATCGTCGTGATCGGCGTGGGCCGCGATCAGGCGATGGCGCTGGGCAAGCAGTTCTTGCAGCAGTCGGTGCTGACCAACGCGGGGCTCGTGTTCCGCGATGGCACGATCAAGCCGTCGCGCAAGCTGAACGTACTCGACCGCGCGGCTGACGATTACTACACAGAGCTGCCCGACGGCACCAAGTTCTCGATCGAGTTCGACAACCTCGACTTCGACAGCCGCTGGCCGAAGCAGGACGGCCGTGTGGGTGAAGTATCTGTGGCTGGTGTGCACTTCAGCAAGGAAGAACGCAGCCTGCTCTCTGCGGCGTCTTACGGCCGCGGCGCGAAGGGTGCTGAAGCGGAACGCATCAAGAACGCCGACGACAAGCGGCTCGCGAAGCGCGTTCACTTCTACGTGAACACCGGCAACGGTGTGCGCGCTGAACGTGATGTCGGCAGCGTCGCGCACGCTACCCGACTCGCGAACCTCTACGACGCGGACGGCGATCCGCTGGGCCTGTTCCGCCCCTTCGAGATTGTGGAAGGCCCGGACGGCAAGAAGACGGAGCGCAAGCGTGATCTGAACGAGCGGGAGTCCGCGGTCATCGACGCCGGCTTCTCGGGTTACCTGTCGCGCAACGCGGTCGGCGGCAGCGCTGTCGTGTTCGAGGACGTGAAGGTCACGCCGGTCGGCACGGAGGCAGATGCGAACGCGATGGTGCAGGGTATCGTGCCGCCTCCGCCGCAGATGACGGAACTCCGCAAGAAGGCGATGGAGATCATGCAGGACCAGCGCATGTCTGCGGGCGCACGCCTGCCGATCGAATGGGCGGCCGAGTTCAAGAAGTACGGCTACGACGTCCCGATCGACACGGCCGGCAATGACCCGGTTTACAAGGACGAGTTGCTGAAGAAGCTCTACCAGGGCGACCAAGCTCGCGGCCAGATCACGTTCGGCAACGTCGCCGAGACGCCGAGCACAATCACGCTGCTGAAGAACGCGGACCTCTCAACCTTCCTGCACGAGGCCGGGCACTTCTACCTCGAAGTGTTGAACAGCATCGCGACCCAGCCGAACGCGCCGCAGGAGATCGTCGACGACATGAACGCGGCTCTCGCTTGGATGGGTGTGAAGGGCGGCCTCGCGCAGTGGAACGCCATGTCCCTCGAAGAGAAGCGACCCTACCACGAGCAGTGGGCGCGCGGCTTCGAGGCGTACCTGTTCGAGGGCAAGGCACCGAGCGTCGAGCTGCGCGGCGTGTTTTCCCGGTTCAGCGCGTGGCTGAAGAATGTCTACCGGCAACTCGCTTCGCTCAACGTCGAACTGACTGACGAAGTGCGCGGCGTGTTCGACCGGATGCTCGCCACCGAAGAGCAGATCAAGGAAGCCGAAGCGCTGCGCGGATACGCGCCGCTGTTCAAGTCGGCCGAGGAGATGGGCGCGCAGCCTGATGAATGGGCGCGTTATCAGAACCTGCACGCCGACGCCACGGAATCCGCGAACGAGAAGCTGCAGACCCGCAGCCTGCGCGACATGCGCTACCTCTCCAACGCACGCAGCCGCGCGATCCGCCAATTGCAGAAGGACGTCGAGGCGAAGCGCAAAGTCGTCGAGGCCGAAGTCAAGGCCGAGGTCAGCCAGCAGCCGATCTACGCTGTGCAGCGGTGGCTCAAGTACGGCGAGATGCCCGACGGCACGCAGACCGTCGGCGCCAAGCTCGATCTGAAAGCGCTGAAGGAGATGTACGGTGAAGGCCCGGCCGCACCGTGGCGCTACTTCGCCACCGGCACGAACGGCCTGGCCGGCAACGAAGGGTTGCACCCGGACGTGGTGGCCGAGATGTTCGGCTTCTCGTCGGGCGACGCGATGGTCCGCCAGATTCTCGCCGCTGATCCGGAGAACGACGTCGTCGAAGGCATGACCGACCAGCGGATGCTGGAGCGCTATGGCGACGTGCAGAACCCCGCCGCGATTGAGCGTGCCGCGGATGAGGCCGTGCACAACACGGCCCGCGCCAAGTTCATCGCGACCGAACTCGCGGCTCTGCAGAACGCGATGTCGGTGCGCCAGGACACCGGCCGCACGGTGACCGACAGCCGTGGCCGCACGCGCAAGATCACCGACAACGTGCTCACCAAAGCGGCGAAGGACTTCGCCACGACGCTCGTCGAGCGCAAGAAGATCAAGGACATCAAGCCGGCGCAATTCGCTGCCGCTGAAGGGCGTGCCGCGAAGGCAGCCGAGCGCACCTCGAACTTCACCGAGAAGGTGACCGAGAAGCGCAACCAACTGGTGAACCACTACGCGGCCCGCGCTGCGAACGACGCCGTCGACTACATCGAGAAGCAGGTCGCCTACCTACGCGAGGTCGGCAACCGGGAGTCGATCGACCCCGAGTACCGTGACCAGATCAACGCCATCCTCGAAGGCTACGAGCTTCGCCGCATCACGCAGCGCGAAGAGGCGAAGCGCGCGTCGCTGCTGGAGTGGATCGAGAGCCAGGAAGCGATGGGCCTCGACCCGGTGATCGACCAGAAGCTGATCGACGCCGCCAACCGCACGAACTACCGCAACCTGCCGCTGGAAGACTTCCGCGGGCTGGTCGACTCGATCCGCAACATCGAGCACTTGGGTCGCCTCAAGAAGAAGCTGCTCACCGCGAAGGACAACCGCGAGCTGGCCGAAGTCGTAGAGGAAGTGCGCGCGTCGATCGACGAGAACCACAATCGCGAAGCGAAGGTGCGCATCGAGACGGGCAGGGGTGTTGCGCGCATCGGCAAGATGGCGCGCGGCTTCGTCGCCATGCACCGCAAGTTCGCCAGCATCGCTCGCGAGATGGACGGCGGCGTAGACGGCGGGTCGATGTGGGAGCGCTTGGTGCGCCCCATGAACGAGGCCGGTGACAACGAGATCACGATGCGCGCCGAGGCGACCGACAAACTCGCCGGCATCTTCAAGCTCCTCGACGGCATCAAGCTGACCCGCAAGAGCGAAGTGCTGCCGGGCGTGTCGATGACCCGCGAAGCGCAGATCATGCTCGCGCTCAACTGGGGCAACGAGGGCAACCGGCAGCGCGTCATCGACGGCGGGCTGGACGGACGGCGTCGCCTCACCCAGGCCGAGGCCGAGCAGATCGTGTTCAGCCTGTCGAGCAAGGAGTGGGACTTCGTCGAAGCGATGTGGGACTTCGTCGGCAGTTACCGGCCGATGATCGCCGAGCAGGAGAAGCGCTTGACCGGTGTCGAACCGAAGTGGGTCGAGCCCGCTCCGTTCACGCTGCCCAACGGCCGGCAGATCAAGGGCGGCTACTTCCCGGCGAAGTACGACGGCGACCTGTCCACGCGCTCCAACGAACTCGAAGCCGTGACCGACTTGCGCCAGCAGATGCGCGGCGCTGCGGGCCGCGCGGCCACGCGCAACGGCTACACGAAGGAGCGCTCGCAGGAGGTCAAGGATCGCCCGCTGCGCAAAGACTTCGGCGTCATCATGCAGCACGTCGGCGAGGTGACTCACCGGCTCGCGTGGCAGGACTGGCTGATCGACGCCCGGCGCGTGCTGAACGCGAGGCCGGTCGATGCTGCGATCCGTGAGTTCTACGGGCCGGAGATTCTGCGCGAGATGAAGGAGCACATCAAGGACATCGCAGCCGGTGACCTCGGTGCGCAGTCGGACCTCGACCGCATCCTCGGCCACATTCGCAGCGGCGTGACGATCGCCGGCATGGGCTGGAACCTCGCGACAGGCCTGATGCAGCCGCTGGGTATCACGCAGTCGACCGTGCGCGTCGGCGCCGACTGGATGGCGAAGGGGCTCGCGCACTTCGCGGCCAACCCGGTCAAGGCTACGCAGATCGCGCAGGAGAAGTCGAAGTTCATGGCGAGCCGTTCGATCTCGCTGAACCGCGACCTGAACGACATCCTGAACAAGATCGACAAGGACAAACTCTCCACCGTCGAGAACTCGTACTTCTGGTTCATCTACAAGCTGCAGACGGCGATCGACGTGCCGACGTGGTGGGGTGCCTACGAGCGCGCCATCGCCGAGGGCAACGACGAAGCACGTTCGATCGCACTCGCCGACCAGGCCGTCATCGACGCGCAGGGCGGCGGCACGTTGAAAGATCAGGCGCGCATCCAGCGCGGCGGTGCGGGCCAGAAGCTCTTCACGGCCTTCTACTCGTACTTCAACACGACCTACAACCTGGCGGTCGAGCAGGGCCGCACGGCGCGCGTGAAGGGTGGCATGGCGGTGCCGAAGCTCGTGTCCGACTACGCGCTGCTGTTCGTCATCCCGGCGATGGCGGGCGCGCTGCTGAAGATGCTGCTGAAGGGTGAGGACTTCGACGACGAAGAGAAGCTCGCACGCAAGCTCGCGGCCGAGCAGTTGAACTACCTGTTCGGCACGATGGTGCTGACCCGCGAGATCGGCGGCGGCATTGCGGCGGCGCTGGACGGCTTCAACTACAACGGCCCGGCCGCGCTGCGGCTCTTCGGCGAGATGTCTAAACTAGCCAAACAGGTCGACCAGGGCGAGGTCGACGCTGCGGCGCTGAAGGCCGCGAACAACGTCGCCGGCATCCTGCTGCATTACCCGTCCGGGCAGGTGCAGCGCACCGTCGAAGGCATGGTCGCGCTGTCCGAAGGCGAGACGGAGAACCCGGCGTCCGTGCTGTTCGGCCCGCCCCGGTGAGGTACGCATAACCGCGCCCTGACCATTGACAATTCACGATAATTCGAGGCCGATATGACCCTACCCGTCACCACCCGTCGAGATGGTCCCTACTCCTGCAATGGTGTGCTGCAGGACTTTGACTTCAATTTCAAAGTCTTCGCCGAGAGCGACATCCAGGTCATCCTCACGGACTCCGATGCCGCGGAGACGACCCTCACGATCACGACCGGCTACACGGTCGCGCTCAACGCCGACCAGGAGAGCAACCCTGGCGGCACGATCACGACGGTCGCGACCTACGCTACCGGCAACAAGATCACGATCATCGGTGCGCTTGATTACGGCCAGCCGACGCAACTCACGAATCGCGGCGGCTTCTTCCCGAAGGTGATCGAGCGCGCGATGGACCGCCTCGGCATCCTGATCCAGCAGTTGAAGGAGCAGGTCGATCGCAGCGTGAAGGTCGACGCCTCCAGCACCACAGACCCTGACACGTTGATCGACGACCTGGTTGCCGCTGCTGCTGACGCGGAAGCCGCAGCGACCGCCGCGGCTGCCAGCTACGACGCCTTCGACGACCGCTACCTCGGCAGCAAGACCAGCGACCCGGCACTCGACAATGACGGTGCCGCGCTCATCACGGGCGCGCTGTACTGGAACTCGGTGGCCGAAGAGATTCGCGTCTACAACGGCACGTCGTGGGAAGCCATCACTGAGACGTCGAACTACTCGCCGGAGAGCTTCTCGGGTGACGGTTCGGATGTCACCTTCACCCTGACGAACCCGCCGGTCGGAGCGGCCAACCTGTTCGTGTACCTCAGCGGTGTACGGCAAGTGCCGACGACCGACTACACGCTCTCGGGCAGCACGCTCACTTTCACCTCTGCACCGCCGCTGGGCACGAACAACATCTTCACCCTGGCCGCGAGCACGCAGGACATCGGTGTGCCGAGTGACGACACGGTGAGCACGGCGAAGCTGCAGGACGGTGCGGTGACCGCAAGCAAACTAGGCGCCGGGTTAGCTGTGCCGACAGGCGCAATCCTCGACTTTGCCGGAACGTCCGCACCTACCGGCTATCTAGGGTGCGACGGTTCAAACATCAGCCGCGCAACTTATGCCGCACTGTTCAGTGCGATCGGCACGACTTGGGGGGCGGGCGACGGCAGCACGACGTTCACCTTGCCCGATTTTCGACGTCGTGTTGCTGTCGGCTCTGGCGGCACTGGCACCGCTACGCTCGGAAATGCGGTGGGCAACACTGGTGGCGCGGAGACGCACACGCTGGTCACAGCCGAAATGCCGTCGCACACGCACCCGAATGGCGGCTCGGCGACTCTCGCTAATCCGAGCGCAGGCGCGGCGTCGTCCAATGCTGTTCAGGATGATGGCACGACAACCGGCTCGACTGGTGGAGACGGTGCGCACAACAACATGCAACCGTCCGCTGTCGTGTTGAAAATCATCAAGACGTAAGGAGCCGAAATGTTACTCCAGAAAACCCAGCTTCCCTGCCCGGAACCGGAGTTTAGGGAAAAGCTGTCTGACTATCTCGCGGCGCGGGAGGCGCATAAGCTCACAGTCGGGATGCCGGCACCGCTGCCGGAGTTTGAAGTATTCAGAACCATTGCCGACAAAGGGGGCGAGTTCGCAGTTGTTGAAAACGAGGGCGAGGCGCCTGAGCCATCTGAACCGAGGGACTATAGGGCGCTTCGCCTGCTGGCGTATCGACAGCGCGGCGCAACGGAAACCGCCTGCATCGAGGCCATCATCGAGTACATGGCGGGCAGGCCGGAGAAGATGAACGAACTCGCGCAGATTCGTGACGGCGTGAAGCGGGACTTCCCGAAGCTATGACCGCTGCGCTTTTCGTCGCCGGCTTCTACGTCCTGTTCCTTGTGACGTGGCTGTTTTACCTCGCCATCATGAACCTGGCCGAGCATCGCGATGCGCTGCACCCGTTCGCTAAGATCAACGCTTACATCCTGCTCGCGATCGGCTACCCGCTCGACGCGCTGTTCAATGCTGTCGCAAGCGTGGTGTTGTTCTGGCGACTGCCGAAGGCGTGGCTCTTTACCGGCACGCTCAAGTACTGGATTGCGTCGAATGACAACAAGCGTGCCGCGCTGGCCGCTTGGGTATGCACGCACCTACTGAACCAATTCGACCCGAAAGGAAGGCACTGCTGATGGCCACCCCCACCGACGAGACGTCCTTCCTCTCCCAAGTTCTTGCATGGATCGCTGCCGCGATTGCCGCGGTGGGCGCATGGTTGTGGACGACGACGATGGGGCGGATCGCAAAGCTCGAAGAGGGCAAAGTGAACCAGAAGACTTTTGATGAGTACGTGGCCCGCGCAGACAGGGACCGCAGTGAACGTCGGCAGACCGAGATCAACCTGTTCGAGAAAGTCGACGACCTGCGCGACCACGTTGACACGAAGCTCGATCGCATCGTCGCCTTGATACAGGGAAAGAAATGACGCCCCACTTCAGCCGCGAAGAACTCGCCTGCAAGTGTGGCTGCGGTTTCCTGCCGCAGCAGGGTTTCATGGACAAGGTCGAGCAGCTTCGTCTGTCCGTAGGCTTCCCGCTCCCGGTGTCCTCGGCCGCCCGGTGCCCGGACCACAACGCGCGGGTGTCAGGCACCGGGCGTAGCGGGCCGCACACCACGGGTCGTGCGATCGACCTAGCAGTGAGCCACGACAAGGCGTACATGGTGCTCGCGACAGCGCTCCGCATGGGCTTCACCGGCATCGGTGTGCAGCAAAAGGGCGGCGGCAGATTCATCCACCTCGATGACCTGGCCGACGGCAGGCCGACGGTCTGGAGCTATTAACATGAACCCTCTCATTCTTGGTCCCGTACTGGAACTCGGCAAGAGTCTCATCGGCCGCTTCTTCCCCGACGAGGAGAAGCGGCGCGAAGCTGAAGCTGACTTCCTCAAGCAGGCGATGGACGGGGAGCTTAAGCAGGTCATCGCGCAGCTTGAGATCAACGCCCGCGAAGCACAGCACCCGAGCATATGGGTCGCTGGCTGGCGGCCCTTCTTCGGCTGGGTCGGGGGCTGCGCCTTCGCCTACGTCACCATTGTGCAGCCGCTGCTCTCGTGGTACGGCACGGCGAAGGGCTGGCCCATGCCGCCGGAGCTGAACCTCGATCTGCTGTGGGTGGTCGTGACCGGGATGCTCGGCATCGGCGGCCTGCGCACCTTCGAGAAATCCAAAGGCGTCGCCAAGTAGAGGAAAGGCAGGGACGGACGATTACCACCACAGTGCAACCGGAGCTTCTCTCCTGGCCGATCTCAGCGATCAGACCGGCGGCTTCGCGTCGAGCCTGCACCTAGCGGCGCTCACGGACGTTTAGCATAAAGTTCCGGGCGGCAGGTTTTGCAGAAGCCTCTAGGCCGCTGAATCCCAACGAAATAGCTGCTGCCGCATCCACCACATCGGGGAGGCTCCGACGGGGGGCGCAGCGCAATCTCTTCAACCCGTTGGGAAAGTTCTTGCAGCAGCGGCTTGACCTGATCGTTTAACATAGAGTCATTGTCCGTGAGCGATTGCTGTGGGTCAAGGGCTTTATTCTGCGCATAATCTATCAGATGTCGCGTGCGCATAGGCTGCTCGCGTGAAGGGTTGGAACGAGCATTATGCGCTAACCATTCGCTAACGCCAGTGCACGCTCCAGCGACGCAGCCGCCACAGCGCAGAAGCCGACCGGAGTGTCGGGGTACCACTGCACGACCCACACCTCGCCCGTCGTCAACATCTCCGCGCGATCCTCCGGCGTCACGTCGGCGAAGTCAGTCGACAGCCACTCCTCCACCGTCTCGTACACCGCAAGGTGGGGTTGGTGCGATATGTTCAGGGTGACGTGCTTCGGTAGCTTCACGGCAACCTCCTGCGATCCCGACACGGTGCGCACACCCCCCGTACCAGCCGAGCACTCCACTCGCCGCACAGCTCGCACTCTCCAGGGTACCCCTCGGGAATCTCGTAGCCGCGCACGGCCTTGAGACGCAGCTCGGTTTCCTGTTCGATGTGCTCGTTCGCAAGGTCGATTTCATCGGCCATTGGACACCGCCCGCTGCTCGTTTGTCTCGGTGCGCTCGATCTCCTTTTCGAGATTCGCCAACGCGCGCCACGCCACCTTCGCGCTGTGCCGCACGCCGTCGGTGTCGATGGTGCCGGCCTCCAGCAAGTGCCGGGTCAGTGCGTCCAGCTCGTCACCGGACTTGCTGCGGTCCCAGTGTAGTGGCTTGCCGGGGTTGTGCTGATCGTTGCCGACGCGCGAAAGTTCGGCTACGGCAGCCAGCGCGCGGGGGAAGTACTTCAGCACCCCGCTATAGATCGGTACGGCTTTGCGTTCTTTTGGGTCAGTGGGTAAGGTCATGGGTGTTACCTTTCTGCCGCTGCAAAAGTTTCGGCTGCGCGCTGCGACAAGCGGTGCAACCGGGCGTTGAACCATCGGCGGATGATGTAGCTCCGCGCGATGCTGATGATGGTGAACACAAGGCCGATACCGAAAGCCTGCCCCGCGGATACCGCGAAGCCGAACAGCGGCAAGACCAGGATGTTCGCCACGAAGTTGATACTGAAGCCGAGGACCACGTTGGCGATGGCCTCAATCAGCGAACCGAGTTTGGTTTGTGTCATCGGTGCTTCTCCAAGTAAGCCGCAGCTTTGCGTAGAAGCGCTGGATCGTCCCTGAACTTCCCAAGAGCCGTGTTGCACGTCTGACACAGAATGCCTCGTGGCGCGCCCGTGCGATGGCAGTGGTCCGCGTGCACCTGCTGCTGTTTTAACTGACCGAGGTGCGCGAGGCATATAGCACAGCGGTGTCTTTGCTGCCGGAGCGCGGCCGCGAACTTGTCCGCAGAAAACCCCGTAGACTTCTCGCGTCTGCGTTCGGCCAACCGGTTGCGGTTACGTTCTTTATATTCGCGCTGCTTCTGCATTAGCACATCTCGGTTCTCAGCGTAGTACCTTCTGTTCGCTGCGATCGCTTTCTCACGGTTCGCCTTGTGGTAAACCTTTTGGGCCGATCGGACGCATGTTTTGCATATCGTGGTTCTGCCGTCCCTCGTCGCGCAGTTACGGTGGAAACCGGTCAATAGAAAACGCTTGTCGCATCTGTTGCACTTTTTGGTAATCACGCGTAGCCCCTTCGTTTCATCGCTTCAAGCAGCACCTCTTGCACCTCGCGCTTGGACTCGATGCGGTCGAGCACTACTTCATCAACGGTGTCTCGTGCCAGGATTCGATACACCCACACGTTACGATCGTGCCCGGCCTGCTTCTGCCGCATCGGGCCTATCCGCTCGAGGATTTGCTGGTGCTCCTCGAGGTTCCAGTTGACGCTGAAGTAGACAAGGATGTTGCCGCCGTCTTGAAGGTTAAGACCGTGGCCTGCCGATGCAGGATGTGCAAAGAGGATCGGAACCTTCCCGGCGTTCCAGTCTCGAATTGTTGCTGGATCAGCATCCAGTTGCCGACCTTTAGGAAACGCTCTCTGTAACCGGGCCAGGTCACTTTTGAAATGGTAGGCCACCAGAACGGGGGCGCCGTTCGCCTCCGCCACCACAGATTCGAGCGCTTGTATCTTCTCATCGTGCACCTCTTTCCAGTTGCCCTTGTCATCGGTATAGACGGCACCGTTCGCAAACTGCAAACACTTCATCGTACGGGCCGCTGCGTTGAACGCCTCGATGTCGTGCTCTTCCAACTGCGTGAACATCTCTTTCTCCATCTCGCGGTACTTCACGCGAACCGCGGCCGGCAAGTCGACGTACACGTTGCGCACGATCGGCTCGTCGAGATCGAACCAGTCCTTCGCGTCGACCGTCAGACACAGGTCGCGCAGCCTGTCGTGGATTTCCTGTTCAGCAAACGGGAGCAGCTTCTGCGACACTGCGTACCGCTGGTCCGGGTCGGCGTTGGGGTCGCGAACGTAAGCGAACCAGCGTTGCTCGAAAGCGCTGAAAGTTCGGCCCAGCCGCTGACCTGCGTCGAGGAACCACAACTGCCCCCACAGGTCAATCAGACTGTTCGGGGCTGGCGTTCCGGTTAGTTGGATGAACCGCTTGATCTTGGTGTGCGCGACTCTGCCTAGAGCTTTCGCCCGAACGCCGCCCCCGGCCGTGCCTTTCGGCGTGCCGTCCTTCTTGTAACCCCCCAGCCGAAACGACTTCAACCGCGTGGCCTCGTCAGCGACGAAAGTCTTGAAAGGCCAGCGCTCGCCGAAGTGCTCGACCAGCCACGGGATGTTCTCGTAGTTCACCGTGAACACGTTCGCGTCGTGGCGCAACGCGAGTCGCCGCTCATCAACACCGCCGACGATCGGCATGACGTTGACGTTCGTCAGGTGCGACCACTTGCGCGCTTCCTCCGGCCACGTCGTGCGGGCCACGCGCAGCGGTGCGGCGATCAGCGCCGGGTAGACGTCCTCGACCATGCTCAGGTCTTCGAGCGCGGTGAGCGTGCTCACGGTCTTGCCCATACCCATGCCAGCCCAGGCAGCGCAACGTGGCAGCGCGTGGAGGTGCTCACGGATCAACTGCTGGTAGGGGTGCGGGGTGAAGTCTTTACGCGAGGAGGTCATCGACGCCTTTCAATGAATCGATCACCTCAACCCGCTGCCCCATGCGCCGCATCCGCTCGTGCTCGCGCAACTGACCGGGCCGCGGCTTCTCGCCTGGCGCTTTGAGTTCGACCCAAATCACCGGCTGGTGAAGGGGGTAGCCGAGGGGCATCTCGGTCCCGCGGGTCGTCTCCACGCAGCCGTTAGTTGGCAGCATCACCACGCGATCCGGGGCGTGCGCACGGCCAAGCCACTTGACCTTGCGCACCTCGCCGCCAAGCTCTTTGACGCGCTTCACGAGGTAGCGCTCGATGTCGCGTTCTCTCACTTGTTCTGCTCCTTAAACGCGGCGAGGGCTTCAAATACTTTGGTCGTTGCCTGCTCGGTGTGATACCGGCCCTTACAATCGCGCATGTTCTCCGCCGCCTCCATCAGCCGGATAAAGTCTTGGGCGTGGTTGCGGAGGTAAGCGATTAGCTCGGCGTCGTCTTTGGGTTCTTTGTAGCGAGTTCCGTTCACTTTCGGCGCATCTGTATCAATATAGACATCACCAAGCCATGCCAAGGCATGACCATCAGGCTTATCCATTGAACCTACATACCAGACGCCTTCCGTCGCCTTCGCCAATAGCGCGGACAGCTTATCTATGAAGTTCATTTATCGTGCCCCCATGACTGCCAGCAATAAATATTTCCAGCGACATATCCTCGGCCACCTTGCGAGTCTGTATCGAAATATTCCCAAGGCAAACCATTTTCTCGGCAAAACCCTTTGTTCCATTCCCTGCGCTCTATTGAGGATGCGAACAGACCGCCAATCAGCATAATCAGCAATACTATTTCCATTATTTCCCCTCCTGCGCGGCGCGGAGCATGGCCTCAACCTCTTGAGCAGTCGGCGCACCACAGCTAGGGAAAACCATTCGATGAGATTCCGTGTAATGCCTCAAAATCCGCAGAGTTTCCACCGGCACCATCACATGCGTCTGCGGCAGCTTCTCGGCTTCGGCGCGGAGGGCATCAACAAGCATGTCCCTAGCTTTAATTGCTTGCTTTACAGCATCGTCGTATTCCGCGTCCTGCTGACCTAATCCCATGTTAAGGGCTGTCAAGGCTTCATTTGCAGCCGCCAGCAGCATCCCCTCGCGCACGCCGGAGGGTGGGGTGGAATCTTTTGTAGGCCACGGCGTTGAGCAAACTTGGCAGCCGAGAACCAACGGCATCCCGCACTTTTCGCAGGCCGGCTCCTGCTGCGCGGTGAGGGCTTCCAGTCGGTCAGCCAGCTCCATGATCGTCTCAGCGCGCAGCGGCGTGCCGAACCGGGCGCTGTTCCTCAGTTGTTCAGGTGTAATCATCTCAATCTCCTTTTCTGTATCTGCTGCACTCGAACCCGGCCGCCGCGAGCGGCAGGTCAAGAGCCCAGCCAGGCGAGTCGGACATGATTTCGCGCAGCCAGTCGATGCTGAACTCAGGCCGGTCGGGCGCCTCAGTCACCAGCTCGTCGTGCACGGTCAGGATCACTTCAAAGCCGACGCCCTCTGCGTGCACCATGCCGAACGCCAGCACGTCACGCGAACTCGCTTGCGTGATGTTCTCGAGCAGCTTGCCGCCGTAGGTCTTGATGCGCTGCCACTTGCGCGAGTACTGGTTGATACCCATGTAGGACAGCGTGCCGTCACCACCGACGCGCGGGCTGGGGTAGCACAGCAGCCGGCCGCTGGGCAGCTTGATCTTCAGCCACAGGCCGTCGACGCGGAAGCTCACGCGACGCACGTCGAACCACTGGCCGGGTGTCTCGCACACCAACTTCCACGCGTCGCGCAGTTCCTTCCAGTAACTCGAGATTGCCGGGTGCGCGCGACGCCACAAGCGCTTCAGCGCGTCGCAGCACATGAACGTCTCATCACTCAAGCCGAACGTGCTGCGCTTTTTCTTGATCATCCACTCGAGGAACCCGCGCGCTTCGGCCTTGATCTCTTCGGGGATCGCCGGCCAGGCGAGGCGGGTCATCTCATCCAAGTCAATGCGGTAGGTCGCAGCGCCCGTCAGGAACGCGCCGACACCACCCTCGTATTGCAGCATCAGTTCCATCACCTTGCCGATCTGGCGCTGCGACTTGGTGACTTCCTCGACGACGACCTTGAACGCTTCCGCGTATGCCTTCACATACAGGTCAGGGCCTTTGCGAATCGGTTCACCTTTAGCGTCGTAACCGAGGATCGTGTCGTAGTCACGGAACGCCTGCAGCTTCCAGTCTTCGCCGGCAAGCCACGCTGCCTTGCGACCTTCGATGTTCGCCAGATCACACACCACCAGCTTCTTGCCGGGCGGCGCGATGATCGTGCTGCGGATGGCGCTCGACGCCAGCTCCATGATGTCGCTGCTCATACGAGGTCCGCGCAACCTGCCTTCACGGCTTCGATGAACCGGCACACCTCGTCGAAGTCACGCGACGGGCGGGGCATGTTGCCGGGCTGCACGGTGCGGTGCGCCCAGCGGCCGGTGCGGGCGGCGCCACAGAACTGCGCCGTGCCACGCACGCGGCCGTCGCCATTCACGCTGCCGACGAACCGGCGGTACTTCGCCGTCGACGTGGTCGCCGAATCGAGCCGGAGCATGAGCAGTTCGCGCAGCTCGATCGGCAGGTCGGGGTCGTTCGCACGACGCTCGATCGTGGCGGCCGTCATGTCGGGCAGGTCGACGCCGTACTCGGCGAGGATGTGTCCGAGCAGCGCGTCGCGCTGCGTGGCTGACTGCACCGCGCCTTCGGTATGATCCTGCACGGCTGTGTTCAACCGCTTCTGCTCACGCGCCACTGCTCCGATCGCGCCCTTCGCGAACTCGACGTCGATGCACATGCCGCGGTCGTTGATCTTCTGGTCGAGGTGCCAGAGGTCCAGCTCGAAGCCGGTGTAATTCCACTCCGGCATCTTCTTGTGGACGGCGCGCATCGCCTCGACGTCGAGCCGTGCATACTCGACGAACTCGGCCCACTCCTTCGGGTGCGTGTGGCGAGTCGCGCGGCGCAGCTTCATGTTCTTCGGCCGGGGCTTGCAGAAAAGCTGCACGAGTTCCTTGCCGCGCTTCGCTTTCTGCTTGTCGTCGTCGATCTTGAAAATCTCGCCGAGCTTCTCCAGGCCGCCGGGCAGCGAGTGCGCGAGAGCCTGCGCCATCGTGCAGCGCCAGCGCTTGATCGGGATGTCGATCTTCAGGTTCCCGAGTCGCAGCGCGTTGCGGTCGAACATTGCGTTGTGCGCGGTGAGCAGGTGCGTGCCGAGGGTCAGCTCCGTGAAGATGTGCGCAGCGTGTGCGCTGGCCGTCAGGTCAAGCACCCGTGCCGGCCCGTCGTCGATCGCGTAGGCGAGCAGCATCACTTCGCAGTTCGCCGCATAGCGATAAGTCCCGACGTTGATCGGGACTTCGGAGAAGGTTTCGAGGTCCAGAAAAATCACAGCGTGTTCCGCTGACCGCTCGGCGTCAGTTGCGCGCTGCCGTTCTGCAGCCGCCTCAGTAGCTCGGCGAGTATTAAAGGCGTAGGGTTGGTCTCGACCTGCTTCTGCAGTTCTTCGTTCGTCAAGTGCCGATACATCTCCGTCTCCTTGGGTAAGTAGCTATTGCCAGCTTCACGACTCATTCCGTTTAAGGAGCCCATCGTGTTGACTTCTGCATCGCTGAATGTCTTGCGCATGTGCGCCGGGTGGCAGCGATGGTAAGCAGCGTGGCCTTCGTCCCAGGTAGCAACCCCGAGTGGTAGGATCGGGCTCCCCCGTTCAGCAGGTGTTCGCTCTTCGGTGAGGGTGGTGCGGCTGGTTTCTGTCAGTGGGTAGGCGGACCTAACCGCCCCACACCGCCCTCACCGAAGAGCCCTGCACGCAGGGCTACCCGTGTTTACGCCAGGCTCTCCTCCTGCTCGACGCCCAAGTCCTCGAAGGCGTCAGCGCTGACCGGCGCACCGCTGCCGAACGCGTCACCGTCCTTGACGAACTGCACGGCCTTCAGCTCGGCATTGACGCGCTTGCCGTTGCTGTTGTCCTGCGCCCACACCTCGATGACGGCGTTGACGTAGCAGCCGGCGTAGGGCTTGCCGTCCTGCTCGGTCAGCGGCTGCTTGACGCGGTCGACGACGAGCACGCGGCCCTTGTCCTCGCGCCGGCTGGCGTTCAGGCTGTACATGTCCTGGAAGCCGTCGTAGACGTCGCCCTCGGCACTCTTGAGCGGCTTCAGCTTGTAGCCGATGTCGCCCTTCTCGCGGATCGTCGACAGGATGCCGGCGGCCTTCGCGCCCCACTTTTCCTTCGCGACAGCTTCAATCGCCGCCGTCAGGGCCTTGTGGTTCTCGGACTTCGGATCGATCGGGAACGCAGCCGAGTAGTACTTGCTGTCGCCGTTGCCGACGGCTTTGGCTTCCCACAGCTTCGGGAACGCGAGGCGCACTTCTTTCAAAGTCACTTGCATGTTTGCTACTCCTTCTCGTTGTTGAATAAACCAGGGCACTCGCGCCGGGCCAGATTGATTGCGGCCTCGACTGCTTGTGTTCTTGCACGGCTCTCGCCGGGCGGGTGCTGCCTCTCGGTGCGCGCCGCGTTGATGAGCGCTTCGCGCACCATCCTCGGGAAGAGCCGCGCCACCGGCTTCGCCTTCGGGTTGGTGAAACTCGGGACGTCGATCATGCGATCACCTCGAATGAGTCGATGACGGGTTTGACCTCGATCGCCGGGCGCTTGTCCGTTGCCGGCGCGACGCTGGGCTTCGGCTCGCTACGCGTGATGAGCGTCTCCAGCTTCTGCCACTGCTTCGGCTTGATCTCGCCAGCCTTCACGAGCTTCTCGGCCGTCGTCGGGCTGATGAGCTTCATGTCGTAGGCTTGCTCGACCTTCAGCCGCACGGTCTTGCGCAGATACTCCTCGGCCTCGGTAGCGTCCGACCACGCACGCGCACCGGCACGGCCCTGCACCAGCTTGTAGCCGGGCACCGGGGTGCCGGCCAGCAGTCGGCGTTCGACCTCGGCGCGCACGGCCTTGCACCAGTCTTCGATCAGGTCGATCGCGGCCATCTTGCGGGCGAGGTCGGCGTCGTCCTTGCTGCCGACTTCGAGGTCGGTCACGTCGAGGTTATCGAGGCTCGCGCCGACGTCCTGCTCGACCTTCGCGGACAGCGCAGGGCAGGTCGCTTTCGCCTTGCAGAAGCGGCACTGCTTCTCGCCGGGGTTGAGGTCTGCCTGCTCTTGCGAGCACGCCCTAGCGGCTTTCTCGGCGCGCAACCCGAACTCCTGCAGCACCTCGATCGTGCAGTCCCACTCGCTCGGCGCGCTGGTGAGGCGCGGCTGGTGGATCACCATGCGCACGCGCTTGGGCTCGACGCCGAGCGGTGCCACGAGTTCGAGAGCGCCGAGCGCGTAGAGCATGAGCTGCTCGTTCTCGAACGCGTCGACCTCGACACCGCGCCCGAACTTCAGGTCGTGCACCTGCAGCTCCTCGCCGCCGTCGGTGATGATGATCGCGTCAGCCGTGCCGGTCGCGCCTTCCTCGCCCGTGATGTGTCCGATCGGCACCTGCTGCTCGACGAGGAGGTCGACCGGGAGCAGGCCGAACTCGGGCGCCTGGCACTCGCCCGGCCCCGTGTAGGACCGGATGTTGTCGAGATACACCTGCACGCCTTCCGCCATGTCGGTTGTGACCTCGAACGTCTCGTGAGTGCTGACCTCGACGCGCCGGCCGATGTAGGCTGAAGCGGGCCTGCCTTCGGTCAGCGCCATCGCGGCCACAGCGTGCGCAGCCGTGCCTTCCTTCGAGTAGGCGTTGCTGTTGTCAGGCTTGTCGGCTTCGAGCACTACGCTGCCCGCACATCGCATCCAGCGGTGCGCGCCGGAGGGAGACAACTTTGCGTGGTAGGTCATAGGGCCCCCGCAACGAAAACCAGCGCGACAGCGAACAGGCCGAGGCTCCAGTGGAAGCCGTCAGCACCGACACGATGCGCGTCATCCACCACCATCAGGCCCAGCGCGAACCCGGCGACGAGCATCATCACCTTCGCGACGAGGATCACTTGAGGGCCTCATCGCAAGCCGAGATGATCGCCGGCCATTGCTCGGGCTTCGCTTCCTTCGCCGACTTGAGCCCCAGGTCCGCCAGGAGCTTCCGCGCAGTGTCCGGGCCCTTCACGCTCGACACCTTGAGCACCTTCGGCTGCACGTCCTTGACGTAGTCGAGCGGCTGCTCTGCGGGTGCCTCTGCCGGGGCCGTCTTCTCGACGGTCTTCTCCGGCTTGGGCGCAGCGGCTTGCTCGACGCGCGGCTGCTCGCCGAGTGACTGGCCGACGTGCTCGAACTTCGCGAGCAGCTTCTCCAGCAGTTCGTTGGTGCGGTCGATCTTGGATTCGATGGTCATTGCGTGTTGCTCCTTTTGGTTTGTTGGTATTGCTTCAAAATCTTCAGCGGGTTCACCCAGGTGCCGCGACGCAGCGGTTTCGCCGCTGGCACGACAAGGACTCGTTCGCCTAGCATCCCGCACGCGGCGTAGACATCCTCTGCGCACGCCTTGAGGCCCCCGAGGTCGGGGTTCAGCACCCGCCACGCGCCTCTCTTGCCTCGGAATGTGCCGACGTCGGGGTGATACGTGAGTGCGACGCGGTAGGTCATCTCGGCACCGCTCGGAGCGCTTGCAGATCGGGCGGCAGATACGTGCGCGTGGCCTGCTGGATCGCGCCTAGTGCTGTGTATGCGCGGAACACGCCGATACCCGTCCATCGGCCGCCGTCGACCTGCTGGAAACTCACAATAAAATCTTTAGACTTCATGTTCGACTCCTCAGTAGAGCCACTCGCCGCCGAGCTTCTCGGCCGGCACGAGTTGGCAGTAGCGTTCTGAATAGATCAACCTGTCCTGGTTGATCGTCCGTTGCACTTCCTCCCACTGGTAACTGCGGCGCCACCAGTAGGTGCCCTGCTGCACGGGCGGCTCTTTGTGCCACGCCTTGCCTCTGTATTCAAGACGCACGGGGCACCTCCACGCTCACGAGCCGGCCGGTGTGGTCCTGCCAGTAGACCCGGCGCGATCCGAGATACCACCGGCCGTGATCGCGCCGGCACTTCTCCGGCAGCAGGCGCGAGTTCGACGGGCCGGCGAACTGCAGCCCCGCCGTCCAGTAGAAGGCTTCGAGGTGCCCGTCAGGCCACCGGCAGTCGCGCGACGTGTCCTCGGGCGTCTGCAGCAGGAACGCGAGGAGCTTGTGCTCCGGCACTTCGAGGTTCGACACCACGATGCGCGTGCGCCCGCCCGTGGTGGTCTTCTTGCGGCTCTCGACGTCGATGACGGTCATGACAACACCACCCCGATCCCGATGATCGCGAGCACCGCGATCGTGATGACGGCCGCGTAGGCGAGCTTGCCCGCCGGGCTGGGTTCGTCGTAGGCCGCGCAGTTGCATCCGCTGCCTTGCCGGCACGCGTCGGTGCACAGCGCTGCGCGCTGCCGGTAGAACTGCACCAGTTCGTTGATCGCCCGCTCGTTGCGCGCTGCGCGCTCGCTGCCGGGCTTCGTGTTGCTCACGCCGTGCTTGCCGGCGAGGATTTGGTATCGGTTCATGTTCACCTCCCCGCCGGCTGGCACTGCCCGGCGTCGATCAGTGTTGCGGCCGTGCGGCCGAAGGTGCCCTGCAGTTGCCAGCAGAGGCCCGTGTCGATCAGGTGCTGCCACGCTTCGAGCACCTCGTCTTCGTCGGCGGGCTCAACGCCCTCCGCGATTTGCACTGCTTGGAAGTTATTCATGACAGGCTCCTTCGGTCCTGGCGCGGAGCGCCCTGATCTCGCGGAGGAGTTGTTCGGCCGAAGCGATCGTTGCGTTGCTGATCGCGGCGCTGAGATACTGCCGGGTGAGTTCGCAAGCGGTCTGCTCGTAAAGGGCTCTGAGGTTCGCGGCTGCGGTGAGGTAGTCTTGGCTGTTCATCGTGATCTCCTAGTGCGTTAAGTTGTTGTGCTACGGTTCGCACTTTGAGCCTTCGCTAAACACCCGTCAACTGAAAAGAACTAATCCGAGCAGCAAATTTTTCTAATCCGTAAACATGTAGGCATAAAAAAGCCACCCGCCCTGGGCGGCCAGCAGCCGCAGGTTCTTGCGTCGCGTGTCCATCGAAACAGCCTATCATCTTTTGCTGGCCGATGCGCTGTGCCTATGAACCAAGTATTTTTGACAAGCCTTCAGCAGCCGCTAAACTCCGGGCTGTCTGTTCGATAACCCACACAAGGAGCCGCCATGACAACTGAAGCTACCAACATCATCGCCGACAAGCTCGGCAACAAGGCACTGGAGTACCTCGCCAGCTTCGAGGAACTCACGAAGCAATACGCGCCTGATGCGCTCGAAGCTGCGCTGACGGTGGTGATGTTGGGCGGTGTGCAGAACGTCGTGTTCGGCGTAATGGGCCTCGCCGCGTTGGCGAGCGGCGCGTGGTTGATACACAAGGGGTACACGCGGGGTATCCAACACCACAATTTTGACGCGGGCGCGGGTTTCTTCGCCCCCGGCGGGGCTCTCGTGGTTTTGGGTGTAGTAACTATCTTGGCTAGTGGTCTGCTCTCCCTCTGGACGTACGTCGCGATCTTCGAGCCGAAGCTCTACATCGCCTACAAACTTTTCGGAAGGCTCCTGTGAACGCTTTCAAAGAATGGATGAACGCAGCGCGAGCTGAAGAGAAGAAACAGCTCGCCGAACTGGCCGACACCACAATCGGCACGCTCTATCAGATCGCCGGCAGTTACCGAACGAAGGGCGTGCCGCGAGTCGAACCCTCACTCGCTGCGCGCATCGAGCTGGCGACGAAGATGATGAAGCGCAAAGGGCTGCCGGTGGTGCTGCGCACGCAGTTGTCCCCGGTCTGTGCGGCGTGTGAATTCGCCAAGCGCAGATGAGCCCCGCGCTCGCCACGATCGTCGCGGCGTTGCGCGCTGAAGGCTTTCACGCACTGGCCGACGAGATCACCGCCAACGAGCACCACGCGCACCGCTACCGCGCCATGCGGTTCTGCTACCTCAAGGACTGCGGCGCCGATGAGCGGGTCGCTGAATACGACGAAGGTGCCGACAAGTTCGTGCACCGCTATGAAATCGAAAGGCATTGATGAACCGACAAGAACGCGTCGACGCGCTGTGGCCGCTCGTGGACCGCTGCCACCTCGGTCACTGCTGGATACGCACCAACAACGGCCCGCGTCTCATTCGCGAAACCTTCACACCGGGCTTCCTCAACGAGCACACCACGGGCGCCAACGTCTACGGCCTGTGCCCGATCGCGCCGGGCTCCAACATCACGCGCGTCGCCTGTCTCGACTTCGACTCGCACAAAGGCGAGACGCCCTGGGCCGACATGATGCGCGTCGTCGATACCGTCGTTTTCGCGCTCGAAACGGAAGGCTATTCGCCCGTCGTGTTCCGCTCATCCGGCGGGAGCGGGGTGCACCTCTATCTGGTGTGGGACGACCCGCAGGACGCGCACAGTGCTCGCGAGATGCTCCGCACCATCCTCGACGCGTGCGGCCTCGCCCCCGGCACCGCTGGCGTGTCGAAGGGTCAGGTCGAGGTCTTCCCGAAGCAGGATGAAGTGCCGGCCGATGGCTTCGGCAGCATGTTCGTGCTGCCCCTCTCGCCGGCCACGAAGTCCGAACTGCTCTCGGGCGAGCTGTGGATCGCTTCGCCCGACGTGCCTTTCTCGATTCGCGAATCGAGAATTGAACGACCACAGTCGATCGTTTCACCGGATTTTGAACGGCTGAAGTCAGCGCTCGACGCGATCCCTAACTCAGGAGACAAGGAGTTAAGCTATGACGAATGGTTCAGAGTTGTCTGCGCAGTCCATCACGAGACTGAAGGGAGCGCTGAAGGGCTTCATCAAGTCCACGAATTCTCGCAGCGTGCATCCAAGTATGACGGTGACTTCATCGATAACCGTGTTTGGCCTTACGTACGAAGTGACCGTCGAGGCGAAGTTGTCACAGGGCGGTCCCTGTTCACTCTTGCAGGACGTTATGGATGGCATGACCCGCAACTCATCGACAGCTTCCCCGATCTCGGCGATGAAACCTCGGACGTTGTCGGAGGGGTTCTGCCGGCTGGTTCCCATCGGTTCCAAGTCAAAGGCGCCGCCGAAGCGCGCACGCAAAAGCCGCTCTCGTGGTTCGTCAAAGGGGTAATCCCCCGTGCAGAACTCATCATGGTCTTCGGAGAATCAGGAAGTGGAAAAACTTTCCTCATCACCGATATCGCTGCCGCAATCGCCCGCGGTATCGATTGGCGTGGACACCGCGTCAGGCAAGGACGGGTCGTATATGTCGCGGCTGAGGGTGCAGCAGGGTTCGGGGGTCGCATCAGCGCGTATTGCGAATCTCACCGCTGTCAGCTTGATGGCCCGGCGTTCGGTTATGTTGGGACGGCTCCGAATCTGCTTCGTAACGATGACGTCACCGACCTCATCAACGCCCTCAAAGCCTGGGGCGGTGTCGACCTCATCGTCATCGACACCTTCGCCCGAGTCATGCCCGGCGGCAACGAGAACGCCTCCGAAGACGTAGGCAAAGCGCTCGCCCACTGCAAGACCATCCACGAGGTGACCGGCGCGAGCGTCGTGCTCGTGCACCACAGCGGCAAGGACAGTGCCAAAGGAGCCCGCGGCTGGTCGGGCATACGTGCGGCCGTCGATGCCGAGCTGGAGGTGGTCAGGAGCGGTGAGGATCGCGCTGTGACCGTCTCCAAGCTCAAGGACGGCCAGGATGGTGCTCAGTTCGGCTTCAAGCTGCTTACGGTGCCTCTCGGCCTCGATGACGACGGCGATGTGGTGTCGAGCTGTGTGATCGAGCACACCGAGGGCGGCGTCAAGCAGAAGGCGAAGCTGAGTGCGAACGAGCAGGCGATTCTCGAAGCGCTTCCAGATGTGCAGGGGCTCGATGGTGTGGGCGCCCAAGTCGACGAGGTCATCACCAGGGCGGTCGATTTGGTGCCCTTCGATAAGGGGTCAGGGAAGCGCGACCCCCGCAGGATGCAGCTCCTCAAGGCGGTGCAGTCCCTCAACATGAAGGGCCACATCCGCCTGGAGGAGGGGAGGGTGTTGCCTTGCGACTAGGGCTTCGGCTTGGGGCCGAGGCGCAGCGCGCGGCCCTGGCTAACGAGATGGACCCGGCCCTTCTTGACCAACTGGACCAACGCCCGCATCGCTCTCCACCGCCTAGTGTCGCGTTTGGTGTCTTCGTGCGCCATGCCGTTCTCCACCGTGTAATCCAGCACCGCGCCGACCTCCGGTGCGTCCTCGATCAACAACAGTGCCTCCGCAGCTTCGAGGACCGTGCGCTCGACAGGCCCGAGCCGGTTGCGCATCGCTTCGTTGTGCGCAGCGCTTTCCCTCCAGCGCTTCAGACCGGCCTGCTGGGCCGCTTTGGCTTCCGGGCTGAGTTTCCGCCAGCCGCCTTTCGTCTTCGGGGCGTGCTCGTCGCAATACCGGCGGGGCTCGAAGCGGGCCCAGTCCTGCGGCCGGTCGGTCGCTGTTCGGACCACGACCACGTTGCTGCACCCAGCGACCCCGCAGGTCGTTTGCCAGGTCCTCAACACTATGTCCCGGCCGTCGCGGGTGGTGTGGGGCACGTCTCCCGTGTAGTTGAAAACACGCCCATCGGAGTGCGTGAAGTGATTCTGGATGCTCATCTTTTTTCTCCTAAGAAAATTTGCAACACGACAATAACCCTAATAGGCAGGGTACGGTGTGAAAAGAGCTGTCACACCGCAATCCATAAGCCTATACGCCATGAGCATAATCGAAAAAACGTGCAACACCAAACTTATTTTCGTCGCAGCCCTTATTCAGAAGAATGCAACACCACTCTCACTCTCTCTTGAGAGTGGTGCTGTCTTCTGAAGGGTGGGGTTGGTTGAAGAGCAACTTGAAGAAAATAACAGGAGGGAAGATGCAAAAAACTGTGGGAATAAACGAACGAGGCCGAAGGGTCGGCGAGTCGCACCCGAAGGCCCGACTCACGGACCACGAGGTCGATCTGCTGTTCGAGTTGTACGAGGGTGGCATGACGATCGTGGAGATCGCCAGGAAGTTCGAGCTGCGCAAGAGCACGGTCAACGACATCCTCAAAGGCCGTCGTCGAACCGAGCACGCGGTGCGCTGGAAAGTGGTACGCATAACGAACTGAAGTTGCGGAACAATCCACGCATGGCACGTCCCTCGAAATACGATCCGGCCTTCTGCGAGCGCGTTGTCGAACTCGGCAAGCAAGGCAAGAGCAAGGCGCAGATCGCTGCCGACCTTGATGTGCATCGCGAAACGATCGATGAGTGGGCGAAAGTACACCCCGAGTTTTCCGACGCTGTCTTACGCGCGAGACTCCATGCGCAAGCATGGTGGGAAGCCGAGGTGCAGAAGGGCATATGGTCGCGTGAGTTCAACGCAGCGGCATGGGCGAAGAGCATGAGCGCACGCTTCCCAGGTGAGTACAGCGATCGCTCGAAGCTCGAACTCACTGGCAAAGACGGCGGAGCCGTGAAGATCGAAGACGGCACCGCACCCGCGAAGCTCGCTGCGATCCTTGCCGCAGCACAGGAGCGCAAGGAACTCGCGTGACGTACCGAGTGCGCCGTGCGGACATCACGGACGCACTGGTCGTGCAGTGCATACGCTTGTTGATCGACGACTGTTTCCCACCGGGCACACTCGCTGACAACGCAAGGACGCCGAAGGACGGCGTGTGGTGGCTCGTGTGGCGCGGCTCCGAGGCTGTAGCGTTCACCGGCATCAAGGAGAGCACGGTTTACCCTGGCAACGGGTACATAGCACTGCAGGGCGTCGTACCGAAACACCGAGGGCAGCAGCTACAGCTCCGCATGATCAGGGTAGCTCAACGTTATGCGCAGTCTCAAGGATGGGCAGAGCTGATCACTGAAACGATCCACGACAACGCACGCAGCGGCAACACCATGATCCGAGCCGGCTTCAAGATGTTCGCACCTGTTCACCCTTGGAACAACGCGCCAGTGTGCTACTGGAGAAAGGTCGTGCAGTGATCGACCCTCGACTCAAAGAGTGGGCTACGCCGAAGCAGTGCGAGTACATCGACAAGGTCAACGAACTCGGCAGCCATAAGAAAGCTGCGAGGCACTTCGGCGTCAGATCACAGACTGTCGACGAGGTCGTCAAGGTCGTCAAGCGCAAGGCCGCACGCGCAGGCTACGCGCCCGAGGCCGACATGCACCGCGCGACGGTTGCACCGTTCGTCGTCAAAGGCACGAGCACGCTCTACGACAAAGACGGCAACATGGCCGCGCAGTGGGTCAAGACCACGGTCGATCGCGAGCAGGTCGAGCGGGCCGTGCGTGCTGCGGTCGATGCGCTGATGCTCGATGTGCCACGAACGAATCCGCTGCCCTCACCCAAGTCGACACTCGCTGACCTGTGCAATCTCTACACGATCACCGACTACCACGTCGGGATGCGAGCATGGGCGCCGGAGACAGGCGAGGATTGGGACTTGGACATCGCAGAGCGCGTGCTGCTCTCCGCGTTCACGCACGCAGTCAAGAACTCACCGAAAGCAGGTACCGCAGTCGTCAACCAGTTGGGTGACTTCCTGCACTTCGATTCGCTGTCACCAGTGACACCGATGTCAGGCCACCTGCTCGATGCCGACTCGCGATACGCGAAGGTGATTCAGGTGGCGACACGGTTGCTCCGACGCATCATCACGATGGCGCTGGAGACGCACGAGCACGTCGTCGTGCTGCTCGCCGAGGGCAACCACGACACCGCATCGAGCGTGTGGCTGCGCCACCTCTTCGGCCTGCTCTACGAGAACGAGCCGCGCGTGAAGGTCATCGACAGCGAGTTGCCGTACTACGTGCACCAGCACGGCAAGACGATGCTCGCCTTCCATCACGGCCACCTCGCGAAGAACGCACAACTGCCGCTGCTCTTCGCGGCTCGCTTCCCCGAGGTGTGGGGCACGAGCACGAAGCGCTACGTGCACGTCGGCCATTGGCACCACGTCGAGGAGAAGGAGCACGCCGGCATGAAGGTCGTGCAGCACGCGACCCTCGCAGCAGCCGACGCCTACGCATCGCGGCACGGCTACCTCTCGCAGCGCGAGTTGACGGTCATCACCTACCACAAGCAGTTCGGCCAGGTCGCACGCACCACGGTGTGCCCTGAGATGTTCGAGTAACCACGAAAGGGCATGACATGAACACGTTTCTCTTGGTGGCGATGCTGGTATCCGCGCACGGCTACGAGATGATCGGTGCGGCTCCCGCGAAGACGCAGGCCGAGTGCGAGGCCGTTCGACAGGCCATCCTCTCGGACACGTACGGCAAGATGGTGCCGGGGCAGCAGTTCGTCGTCTCGTGCGTGCCGATCATCACTGCGGGCTCGGGTGTGTGACGTATACCGCAGCGCAAATCGCGGAACTGCTGCCCTACCTGACGGAAGACGAGAAGCGCACAGTCAACCGCATCCTCGCAGTGGCGCCGGTATGGGCACCGCTGCCGGGGCCGCAGACCGCGGCGTACTACGCAACGGCTGACGTCGTCGGGTACGGCGGCGCGGCCGGTGGTGGAAAAGGCTTAGGTACCGATACCGAGATCGCCACGCCGCGCGGGTGGACGACGATGGGCGACGTGCAGCCGGGCGACAAGGTCTTCGACGAACAGGGCGAGCCGTGCAACGTCTTGGCCGTCAGCGAGGTACATAACCGACCGTGCTATCGCCTGACGTTCGACGACGACACACAGGTCGTCACCGACGACATGCACAGGTGGTTGACCTACGACTCGAAAGAACTCGCCGCACTCACGAGGCGCGATCCTGAGTGGCGCGCGGCTCGCAGGGCTAGACGACCGTCGAATGCGAAGGGCAACAAGTCCGCGGCGTTCGTCGCAGCGATCAGCAAAGCCAATGCAACACGGGTCGCTACCCAGCCCGCGCCGACAGGTACCGTGCGCACCACGCCGCAGATATGCGACACGGTCAAGGTAAGAGGGCGAGCCAACCACGCCGTGCCTGTAACGCGACCGTTGTTCCTTCCCAGCGCGGACCTGCCGATCCCGCCTTACGTGCTCGGCGTGTGGCTTGGCGATGGTTCGCAAAACAGTGGCAGGGTTGCGGGCATAGACGATGAGGTGTGGCATTGCGTAGAGGCGCACGGCTATAAGGTGTCTCACCATAAGGCGAAGGTGTCGCACTGCGTTCTTGGCTTGCAGACACAGCTACGAGCGGCGGGCCTGCTCGACAACAAGCACGTACCAGAAGCGTACATGCACGCCTCCATCCCGCAACGCCTGGCCCTGCTGCAGGGCCTTATGGACACGGACGGGCACGCTGCAGAGGACGGAGGCTGCGAGTTCGTCAACACGCGAAAGCACCTGTCTGAAGCTGTCTACGACTTGGTGGTGAGCCTCGGCGTGAAGGCGACGATACGCGAGGGCCTCGCGAAGTTGAACGGCAGGGACTGCGGCTCGAAGTGGTCGGTGCGTTTCACCACGAACCTGCCGGTGTTTCGCCTCCCGCGCAAGGTGGCGCGCTTGAAGCAGCGGACCCGGCGGACGCAGAAGATGCGCTACATCGTGGCGTGCGAGCCCGTCCCTAGCGTCCCTACGAAGTGCATCGAGGTGGACAGCCCTTCTCGGCTCTTCCTGATAACCCGAGCGCTGATCCCTACCCACAACAGCGATCTCGGCATCGGCAAGGCACTGACACAGCACCAGAGGAGCGCGATCTTCCGACGTGAGGCCACACAGCTCACCGGCATCATCGACAGGCTGGCCGAGATACTCGGGGATCGTGACGGCTACAACGGGCAGGAGCGCATCTGGCGCGCTGCCGGCCCGCGCAAGGTGCAGCTTGAGTTCGGCTCGGTGCCGAACGCAGGAGACGAGCGCAAGTATCAGGGACGACCGAAGGACTTCCTGATGCTCGACGAGACGACGAACTTCCTGGAGCAGCAGGTCCGCTTCCTGATGGGTTGGGTGCGAACCACTGACCCGAAGCAGCGCTGCCAAGTGTTCATGCCTTTCAACCCGCCGACGAACGCGGAAGGCCGGTGGGTGATCCCGTTCTTCGCACCGTGGCTGGATAAGAACCATCCGGTACCCGCAGCACCGGGCGAGGAACGCTACTTCGTGGTGATGGATGGCGTCGAGCGTGAGTGGTATGACGGCACGCCGTTCACGTACAAGGGCGAACTCATCACGCCGCAGTCGCGCACCTTCATCGCGTCACGCGTGACCGATAACCCATTCCTAGTTGGGACAGGCTATATGGCGACACTGCAAGCACTACCCGAACCACTGCGCAGCCAGATGCTGTATGGCGACTTCACTGCCGGCATGGAGGACTCACCGTGGCAGGTGATCCCGACGGCCTGGGTCGAGGAGGCGATGCGCCGATGGGAGAAGAAGGTCACCAAGCCGCGCATGGACTCGATGGGCATCGACGTCGCGCGGGGAGGGCAGGACAACACAGTCATCGCCAAGAGGCACGGCGACTGGTTCGATGAGTTGCTCGCGTACCCCGCAACGCAGACACCGGACGGCCCGACGGTGGCCGCGCTCGCACTGGCCAACCGCCGGGACAAGGCGCCGATACACATCGACGTCATCGGTGTCGGTGCGAGCCCGTACGACTTCCTTCGCGCCGCGCCTGCACAGGTGATCGGTGTGAACTTCGCCAACAGCGCGAGCGAGTCGGACAAGTCGGGCACGCTGCAGTTCGCGAACATGCGGGCGCAGTGTTGGTGGAAGTTGCGCGAAGCGCTGGACCCGGCCAACAACCGCGCGATCGCGCTGCCGCCTGACAGCCGGCTACTCGCCGACCTCTGTGCCCCGACGTGGTTCCCGCGCGGCAAGATGATCTACGTCGAGAGCCGCGAAGAGATCATCAAGCGCATCGGCCGCAGCCCTGACTACGGCACAGCCGTGATCCTCGCACTGAT